ATACCCTCTACTAATGAAATCATAGGTGGGGATAGTCCACTGCCAACCAGCACTCATTGCTTTGGCGTTGGTATAGGGGACCATCTCTTCTTCACGGTTAGTGTAGTCAGTCTTAACTACAAGTGCCCTATCATTTATGATTGACGAGAATGGTTTCCACTTGCTAAGCGATCCTGAGAGCACTGCTTGCTGCCCACTACAGTCGATAAAGAGATCACCAAAAATCTTTTCTGCCCCTTGCGTGTGTGGTCCACCTGTGACCAAGACATGCTCGATGTCTCTTCCCTTAGTAGCAACAGACTTAACTTTACTATCAACCACCTTAAGATTCTGACAAAAAGTTTCTCGAAGGAATGTAGAGAATGCTGCTCCGTTGATGTGAAACGATCTGTCTTTTGCAAGGTCATATGGCTCTAGAATATCTCTATTTAGTGGTAGTCGCCCTGACTCTGCCACTGTAACGAATGGCATGAATACCTCAGAGAAAGGAGGTAGGTTGTCTGGATGAAATGCTTTAGCGAGCATCCACTCTTGAAATTTTACTGTTTGAATAACAGATTGTCCATTAGGATAATGGAATACTTCACCCTCCTTAACGAAACCATCAAACCTAGAAGAAGATTTGAAGGTTGCTCGTGCTGCAGGAAGGAATACATCATCAGTGATACCCATATAAGAGAGATACTGATTGATGTGTGGCGTAGTGCTTTCGCCCACTCCAATGGCATCACCACCATTGATCAGTGTGATGTCCCATGTAGGAAATGTTTTACAAAAAGCGGCGGCAGTCATCCAACCTGACGTGCCACCTCCAACGATAACAATACGCATTCTATTCTGGTTTGTGTGGTAGTTTAATTGCTTTTCTTGCTTTCTTTAACATCCTAACATATGCTAACTCATATTCACTATACCAGTCAGGATGTTTCTTCGCTCTCTTGATCAATTTTTTGATCGCTTTCTTGTCTTTCATTTAGATTTTGCCAGATGGAAAATTCTTTGAAGAGTTTCTCACCAACAAAAGAATAGAGATCTCCATTGTGAGACTCTATTGCTTCCTCTAATTTCTGCTGGGTGTCAGGAATTTGAAGCATCCCATTTGACACATAGTAGTGACAAAACTCGTATACTTCTCTATTTATGGGGATTTCCTGACGAATGAATGCGGTAAGGCAAATCTGTCTCTCTGCCATCTTGCCATCATCGTAACGCCAGTCTTCAATCATGTGCGATCATCCTAAATTCTTTTTTGGTTTTGAAAACCTCCTGACCAGACTTGCATAGGTGCAGGAGGAATTGAGCTTTGGGTAAGGATAGGTTAGAGTAATTCTTCAACTTGATCCACTCTCCTTCCCAGTAAAACTCCAGACAATACATTGTCTCATCCAAGCATCTTAAGTTTATTTAGATATTCATATGCGTAGGTTTCACGGGCACCTTTGATACCCCAACCCAACCAACGGTAGGCAGGTTTCATATAGTACGAAATAGTCTGACCCCCACCTTGGAAGTAAGGGAGTTGACGTTGGAAGACACTCTCGTTAACCATGTAACGGAGTTGACAGTCGAATTCAGAGGGGTCACAGAAATACTTCTTAGCAAACTTACCAAGATTATTATAGCGACCTACTGTGGTCCACTGAATGATGCCATAACCACCCCGATGGCAATCGTGGTAAGGAACTCTAGCACCTCCCTCGCATATATTGGCAATGAAATTAGACTCCTGTCTAATGTTGCCAAGAATTGTAGCAATAGCATTTTTGTCGTTGATTTTTACGTCTTGTAAATACGCTACAACTTTCTTCTCTTCAGGTGAGCAACCAACACATTCCCATCTGCGCTCATAGATCTTAGTAGGTCTAAGACCTGCTGCTTCAGATTTCTGAGGAGCAGAGGAAGCACATGCCATAAGCAGTGGCAGCATTGCTGATACCATTACAAGTGGTCTCATGTTTAATCTATCCTTAGTAGAAAGGGGTGCCCTGTGGACACCCCAGAATTATAACGTATTTAGTTGTCTTGGTCAAGATGGAGTGTACACTGGGACCATTGTCCCACCGCCCATGTCATCATCGTCACCATCGTCATCAGTCTCCACCAATAGGAGCATGAAGAAGAATGGCGTCAGGATAAAAATAATAGTCTGTGCCCACTCTAAACTCATTACCAGATGCCTGGAATGATCTGACCAGTTGTGGCATAGGTGCCAAGTGCTGCAATGATACCGATCATTGCTGCCCATCCATTGAATCTTTCTGCTTCTGGAGTCATGATTACCACACTCCGAAGAAGAGATGCCCAGTGAAGGCATAGGACAGGAAGGCAGAGACGATGCCGAGCATTGCTAGGCGACCGTTGAGCTTCTCTGCAGACTCGTTATGAGTTTCGTAAACGTCTGATTGCATGGCTTTCTTTACTTTAGGGTCAATATAAGGTTGAGTCTCAGTGGCAAAAATGTTTACCTTTCCGAGCTCATCTGTTGTAACAGTCATTGTTAAGGTTTGTTACTGTATGTAACTATATATAACATTTACAACTTTGTCAAGCCCCCTAAACCAGAAAACCTATGAAAACGTGACAGTTCCTTCACTGTCCCCAAAATCAAGGGTCGTAGGGAAGGTAGTTGAGTCCGCATTATCAAGACTGATCACGTCGCCACCAGCAGCACCTGTGACATTAGTGTCAATGTTTTGATAATCAAAGTTATCGTTGAGGTAGATCGGACTGCTGGGAAATTGAATCTCATCCTTGTCCTCAGGACAATCCTCAGCAATGGTTTGCACACCATTGTAGTGACGCCACAACTCACTCAGGTGATTGCGGTTGAATTTGGGGTCGTCGATTGCTCGATGCAGTGCGGTCTTCAATGCCTCTACTGCTGCATTCAGTTCTGTTTTCATAATTCCAATGACGGATTACTCCGCTGATGATAAAACAATTTGTGACAAGATAAGAAATGAAAATGCAGGTGCGTACACCTGCAATGTAATTGTCATAGGGTCCTGTCTTGTCATCAGAAAATGACCCTAAGGAATACTTCCAGACTCTAAGAATACGCCTTAGCACAGTCTCTTACATATGCAGGCACACCATCTGGATCTAACCACTTGGTGTATTCAAAATCTTCCATCGCTGTGTCAAGTTGCATAGCATTGTCACAGAGATACATGTCCCTATACCTGTTGGTATATGCGTCTACCTTCTGGATGCGGTAGTCAGGGAATCCATTGTCAAGCATCCCGCACTGCACATAGCGGTAAGGATAACGCTCAAGAATGACGGTTGGCTTTTTCATTTGCGTCTGAGTGTCTGTAGATAGTTTAGCACATCTTCCCGAATCCACAACAATTCATGGTAACATTTCTGGGAATGAGCACATGCCCTGAGGTCGGCGTCGGGTTTGACCACACTTTCAATGAAAATGTCCAGTCCCCTATTCCATCTGTCGTCCTGTGTCTCCATTTGCCTCCTTAGATAAAGTTAAACCACCCTGTGATAATCATCTTCTCTTGTGTGTTAGAGACTCTACCACGATGGTGAAATGTCCAGTCCGCTGGCCATATCACGGTGTATGCACGTTGCGCTGGGACATACTTCTGTTGATGATACCATTCTGTGCCACCATCAGGGACATCATTAAGGTAGGTCATAAAGACTAGATGTCGGTAAATGTTTCCAGGCAAAGCATTAGACCTTTCGGTATGCCACTGCTTGAATCCACCACCTTTAGGATACCACTGCATAGATAGTGGCTCCACTATTTGAAAACGTGAGGTCTCCGCGAAAGGAAACCTCACGAGGTATTGATTTAGGATATCTTGAAGTGCCTTCATATAGTTTTGTATCTGAGGGCAGTTAAGTTGAAATGGAATGTGTAGATCAGTGGACTCTTTATAGTCCTTGTCTACTCCAATATCACCCTGCCTCATCACGCGACCTTCATGGTAATTCAAGATACTTTGATTATGCCAGAATTCCTCAAGACCAACAACAACGGATTCATCAATAAAATTACCCCAGATAAAGTCATTACACTCATCATTTAGTGGGGTGCAAATGTTGTTCTTATATAAAGTGATTTCTTCTTTAAGCATAATTCATCCCGACCAGGATAAAGTTTAGGTCATTTCCAGGACGCCATCAGCAATCATGTTATCAATGAGAATCGTATAGTCCTCTTCAATATCCAGTCCCCAAAAGTGGACGTGACGTGCGCTCTTGTCACTATAAAAACGACAGAGTGCTTGGAAGAGGGGAGGATACTCAACGTCAAGGGCAATGTTACCATTGACAGTATCCTTCAAAATTTGCAGACTATCTGCAAAGCGATCTCTAACAGTCATGATTGACTCCTATTTTGTTTTTCCAACATGCACCGAAGTGCAACGAGACAGGTAGGGATCGAACCTACGACCGACTGCTTAGAAGGCAGTTGCTCTTTCCGCTGAGCTACTGTCCCGAAGGGACACGTACTATCGGATCACCTTCCCACATAGTCCTCTTAACTTTGTCAACTTTACCTCGTAAGTTAAACGAGATAATGGTGCGTGATTTGTCAGACTCATTGGGTAGTGCCTCGTGTGCAATCGTTGCTGGAAAAATAACCATGTCTCCCTCATTAACAGGTGGGATGAAGGTCTGTAACCTACCACTCCAAGGGTTGTTAAAAGGTGACACAAATTGCGTTGCTTTATGGACTCTAGGGTCAAAGTCCACATATATTACTGCTGACCATCCACTGTGACCATGATTATGCAGACCATGTTTCTGACCTTTGTATGATGTTTGACACCACATGTCAGTAAACTCTATTCGTCTGCGCTCAGTAAAGTCAGCAAGGTATGGTGAGATGATTTCAATCACCGTGTCAGCATAAGGTGGCAGGTCCCACTCCTCCTGATGAAAGAAGTCGGTATACTGCTCACCGTTGCTCTCCAAATGCTCTCTACCTAGGACAGGCAGAGAATTCATGATCACTTCTTTATTCTTTCTCCAATTCTGTATTTCATAGTGTGCTATTGGGATTGAGAATAAAGAGTGGACTGTCATTGGTTTGCTTCTGTTTTTTCTCGGATCTTCTGGGCAAGCGTTTCGCCTTCCAAGTAGTCTCCTGCCGCTACGGCATCATGGAGTTGGTCCACTAGGAATTCAATCGTATAGTTGATCTCATCAATCTCTTCAAGAAACTGATTGTCCATCGTGGTCCTCTCTCCAGTATGTACTTACCAAGTATATATGCTATGAGGGTGACTTGTCAACCCCAAAGTGTTTGATAAACCACTCGGCGTCCACTACGACAAGTGGTTGCTTTCGATTTTTCTTCATGAAGAGTATCGGTTGGTGGTCTCCAGCGTTAGCACATGCCTGATCATAAGCATCATAGACATTAAGTTTCTCTACATTCTTACACTCAATGCTGAAGGGAAATTTCTTTCTAGCATCTCGTGCCATGATAAGATCTTCCCCACCAGCACCCATGCTACGAGACTCAATGTCCTCAGGGTGGACATCTCTATGCTCAATGAGCATATCTCTCACCCATTTTTGGAAGTTTCTACCCTTCGCTTTTGCACTCTGCGGTTTCATCTTTATTATCAGGATGATGTTTGCTATTGATTGACGGTTGCCATGGTTTCTTAGATCTATTGTTAATTACAATAAATTTATCTGCAGCAAACGTGCCTGCAACGTTGACTTCAATCTCGTCTCCGTCTTTCCAATTTATTGTCCCATCCTTTTTAGTATGATTCAATGCTTCTTGAATCCGATCAATTAGTTCTTGAGTTAATTTCATTAGTCTGCATAACCATCATCGTCATCACTGTATCTATAACCTAAACGCTCCGCCTGTTTAGGAGGAAACCATGACTTCTCTGGCATAGTTTTGTAAGCGTCTGGATCTTCTTTAATAGCATCTTCCAAAGAGATTGCTAAGAGCTTAAGATTGCGAGCAATCAACTTTACTTTCTCGTGATTCATAGTTAAAAGGAATAATAAAAAAGAGGGGAAGTCCCCCTCTTACTTATGTCATTTCGTATAGGTCTTTCCGCGATAACAAAAAGTCCCGTGGGTCTCTTTGCTTTCTACACAACGTGTGTCATACTCCACACCACGGTATGTTGTGTGGTGGATCTGAGCATTGTGCAAGGCATTTGCCTTTTGGATCTTCCTACGAATGTAGTTGAGTGTGTTCATGAGTATGTCCTCTGAAGTTAGGGTGGTTTAGTCCCCGTTCCTTCAGTCGTTTGCGTCCCTACAGTGAGGTGATGATTCCTCAATGGTTTCAATCAACTCAATCTTGATCATAGGATCAAGATCTTCATGCGTTACAACCTTCAGCATTAAAGCATCCACTTGCTTGCATGTCAGACTGCTATACAGTAGTAATTCTACCATGGGGATGAACGCTCCGTTCCGCGACTTACTTGCGTCCCACCCGAGAGCGGGATGAACGTATCGTCATGATAACATGACATTTCTATTTATGCAAACGGTCTGTATTATATGCTACCGTTTTCTCCACCATGATGGTGGTGTGTTTCTAATGGGCTTGGTATTCTTTAAGTCCTTCTTGAGTTTCTTCAAGTAAGATAAGTGGTCCCTGATACCATGACCTAGGGTCCTCGGCACACCAATCACCCTCAACTCGTCCGTGTAAAGGGACTTGGGATGTTTCTTCCACTGT